TCTCAACCACCGCTGAGCTTCATAAGCAATTGGGGTGGTCCATCGAACAGCGTCTTTCGCATGTTCTGATAAATGGAGATGATATGGTGTATCCCGCGCCCTTGGCACTCTGGGAGAAACACATTGAGAATGGTAAGAAAGTGGGCCTTGAGATGAGTGTAGGTAAGGCCTATCACCACTCAACATACCTGAACATTAATTCAGCTTCGATTCACTATGACATGCGGGATTCGATCCTCTTGCCAGACCCAGTGAACTGTTCTCGCCTTTTTGAGGCTGATAGGTATGATGCGGTGACCCCCTGGAAAATTGATTTCCTTAATGTTGGCCTGTTCTTCGGTCAACATAAGGTTCAGGGGAGGTCAGAACCATCGGAGACAGACTCCGTCCAGTCCGGGACTTCGACCGGTACTGAAGTGGCTGCGTCTCATCATGACGGGCCATCTAGCTGTGTGGCTAATTTGAATTCGGTCTTGACCGGATCGCTGCCTGGTAGGCAGTGCGACCTTTTACGTCGTTTCCTCAATTACAATCAAGAGGAGATACGGCTGGTGACTAAGGCAACGACTCGAAAGGGTTGGAAGTCTCGCCAGCGTACGAAGAATCTCTTTCTCCCTATACAGCATGGCGGATGTGGCGTTGAAGCCCCCGTCGACTGGCACTACAAGATATCCTTATGTGATCTTGAGGTCGCTGTTGAGAAAATTAATTCGTGCGGTGCAAATCTTTCGTTTGGAAGACCGTTACCAGGGTTCGAGCTAGAAGCACTCGATGATGCTCTGCTGAGCAGGCCCTGGAAGCGACAATGCAGTGATGTCGATGCGGAGGCAAAATTATTTCTCCGTCCGCTGCGTCTCCTGAAATACGAGAAGAAGTTCATCCGTATCCCCTGTTTGTACTGGGATGACGTTCGGTCGCTAAGGACCTGAGGGAGCGCATCTTGCGCCCTCGACCACCCCTGTCCACCTTGTTGTTGACCCGGTCAAGTCGTTAAACTGACCATTGGGTTCTTATGTTAAACCTCCAAAACGTTGCCGTAGCAGACCGTTGCTAGAGTGCATAAAGATTTACGTACCCACGCTTTAGGCGTGACTAAGATGGATGATCGCCAGACTTGAAATAGCTGGTGACCTGGTTAAAATGGGATTGTTTATGTTAACTCGCGAGGTGCTATGCGAGGAGGACGCCCATTACCGATCATTCATTGGAATGTCGAGAGACTGCACGGAGGTGCGATAACTACATATGTGATACCACGACCTTTTAGATAGACAATCCAGAACAATAAAGAGCAGATCTTGCTAATTCCCATCTCAGATAGCCGATTTAATTGCGGGTCTGATGAAATGGGTATGCTTTAAAGAGCTCTGTTCCGATGACGAGGTGAAATTCCTCTAACGATGCGTAAGTGGGGAAAGTCTCCAGCACGTTTACGAGTCAAGTGGGTTCTAACCACGAAGATTGGTCATCGGGCAGTAGTAATTAGCTGCGTCCTACCGGTGCGGGTTTGTTACCCGAAGATAGTTGTCGATAAATAGGTTGGTCATGTTAGACGCTCATAAGGATGAACAGTCCCGATTGGTCCATTCGGGATCCAATACAATGAACCAAAACAACAACAAGCGAGGGGGTAACCCCTCCCAAAAGCAGAAATCCGGTCGTCAGGTTAGACAGAACCCGCCGGTCAATCGTCTCATTGGCCGCGATCAGCGGATTAACCTTGAACGATTGGTGCTGAGCCAATTGGCCCGCCAACCGATCCCTCAGAAACGAGGGTATTCGACGTATAACGGTAGGAATTCTCGATCTGAGTTCCTCAGTGAAGGTCCGCGTCAACGCAACCAGCTCAGGGATCAGACCCAGCTCGGCGCTGTCGTTCGCACTCGTCTCACGAAGATGGGACTTTCTGATATCCGTTCTCACCGCGTTACATGGGTGATCGGATACACGTACGTCGGAGACGGTACGAAGGGTACGGCCAATTCGGTGTACTTTCTCCCCATTTCCGCAGGAACCCCGACCTGGCTTATCAAGGGCCAGGCGGCTGGTTCCTCCGGGCAAGTTCCGATCCTTGCGTCCGACCCCGATCTTGGGGCGACCTATGTTTCGGATGTGGAGAAGCACTATGCCCGCAAGATTATCAGGCGGATGTGGCTCCATGTTGATTCGTTACAGCCCTCGACTTCGAACAACATGATGTGCGTGATCGCCCCGTCCCGTGGACCGGGAGGCGGCTCATACTCAATCCCTATTACCTACGCTACGGCTGCGGTAACAGCGAACACGGTTGCAAACGTCAGCTCCATGAAGGGCGCGAAACCGGTCGATTCGTGGGAGAGCAAGACTCTGGACATCACAGAGTTCATCGCCGGAGGATCCGGAGTTCGACAGAACGAATTTGAGATCGAAGCGTCGCTGCAGCTCAAGGTGTATATCACCACAGCGGTCGTTCCCTCTGAGAATCTTGAGGGTCTCGTCCCTGCTTGTTTCGCCATTGCGGGAAACAACACAACTGCCGCTTTACAGGGCACGAATGTTCACCAGATTTCGGTGGAGCAGGAGATCGATCTGATCGACTTTGTTGGCGGCATGGCTCAGCCTGAGCCCTCCGCTTAGGAGAAGAGTCGAGGAGGAATAGCGCTATCCCTGATTTAGGGGGTTAAACAACCAAATCCGGTAGTAACAGGAGAGTCAAGTGACTTCTGTCCGGAGCGCAGTTGCCGTTTAGAAACGGCCATGGTACGACCAACTTGGGTCGTTGTTTGATAAATTCAAATCCTTGGGAGCAATTGCTCATAACCAAGCTCACATATCGACAGCTTAGATGCTGGTAGAGGGTGTACAATCCCCTGTCGTGAGTGAAACTAGTATTCAAACAACCATGCGG